CCCGCAGGAACATCCGCGCAAACGTCGCTTGCCGGTCGGTGCCGGTCATGATGCAGGCCAGCAGCACGGCAACGGGCGCGTCCTGCAGCTGGGCGTCGGAGATCAGGTGCGTTTCGACCGGCTTGCTGCTGGCGTCGTCGTTGCAGACGTTGCCCAGCCAGTCCACCACGGCGGCGGCGGTGCTGGCGATCTGCTCGGCGGCGATTTCGTCGGCTTCCCACTGGGCGAGGCCGTCGTCTTCGATGCCGATTTCGCGGGGGTCGTTGGCGACGATGTGCGCGGGCCACGTGGCGTGGTCGCCGGGGCCGAGGGTGGTGTAGTGCATGTGGGCTCCTGTAGTGGTGGGGGTTACTTGATAGCGGCTTCGACCTTGGCGACCAGGTTGCGGGCGTAAGGTCCGGGCCGACCGACACGCCATTCGGAAGACTGATTGGCGCGCACTTCATAGGCAAGTTGGCGGCCAAGCACAACGCGGCGGTTGCCGAGCTGCCAAACCATGTTTCCGTTGCTGCTGTACTTGCTGGCTTCCATCTTGCTGCTCCGGTTGCGTTGTCGATGTCGCAATCATAAACGGTTCGTTTACTAGTCCGGGGCAGTATCCGACAGAATTGCATGGTCTTATCCTCGCAGGCCGCTACGCAGCCTCTTCCCATCCCTATCCACACCATGTTACAGTCGCACCCCATGACGATATCACCCCCACTGGCTCACAGCGTGAGCCACCACGCACTGCACCCCGACTCCGAGATCATCGACAACCTCGGCGGCCCGACTGCTCTGGCACGCAGGCTCGGCTACGGCTCGGGCGGCCCGCAAAGGGTGGCGAACTGGCGTAGGCGGGGCATCCCGGCGCTAGTGAAACTGCAGCACGCTGGGGTGTTCCTCACGGTGGCGTTCGTGGGTGGTGCCCGATGACACCCGGCACCCGCGTGCGCCTGCCAGATGGCCGCGAGGCGCTCGTCATCGGCGCGACCGATCTGTCGCTGCATGTGTCGGTCATCGTGCCCAACTGGCCGTTTCCGTCGCCGCCTGAGTGGGTGTCGCGTGACGCGGTGAAGCGGATGCCGTCAAGGTATCTGAGGGAGACGCCGGAGGATGTGGAGGCTGCGCCGTGGTGAGGAAACGCGAGACGCTGCGCGAAACCATCGCCCGCAACCAGGCGAGCATGGACCTCTACGCCGCGCTCAGTGACCGGCCAAGGGTCGAACTCACTGCGCCGCCGCCGCCGAAACCTCGAGCGCCACGGAAACCGTCTGCGGGCGGCACCGAGGCCGACGTCATGCGCGCAGTGTTCGACCTCCTGCGGGCGCATCGGCGCGTGGCGTGGTTCATGCGCCTGAACTCCGGCGCAGTGCAGGACGGTGACCGCTACACGGTGTTCTATCGGCTGTACATGCGCGGCCACAGCGGCATCACTAAAGGCGCATCCGATTACCTCGGCCAACTCACCGACGGGCGGCTGTTCCTGATGGAGTGCAAGCGGCCTGGGGTGCGCAAGGGCACCATCGAGCAGGAGATGCTCATAGGCGCGTGTCAGGCCAACGGCGGCGTTGCTGGCATTGTGCAGTCGGTGGAGGATGCCATCGCTGTGTTGGGGGAGCCGTGAGTAGAGATCCGTTCAAGATCGACAGCCCGACCTGCATCAGCTTCAGCGGCGGCAGGACCAGCGCATACATGCTCTGGCGCGTGCTTCAGAGCAACGGCGGCTTGCCGTCTGATGCCGTGGTGTGCTTTGCGAACACCGGCAAGGAGGACGAGGCAACGCTGCGGTTCGTGCGTGACTGCGGCGAGCGGTGGGGAGTGCCGATCGTCTGGGTGGAGTATCGCAACGACGAGGCGGGGTTTGCGGTTGTGGACTACGAGACGGCCAGCAGGAACGGCGAGCCATTCGAGGCCATCATCCGCAAGCGGAACTACCTGCCCAACCCTGTGACGAGGTTCTGCACCAGTGAACTCAAGATTCGGACGATGCACAAGTGGATGCGTGCCAACTGGTCGGCCCTTGGGTGGGACGCGAAAGACCTTGAGTGTAATCAGATGATCGGCATCCGGGCCGACGAGCAAAGGCGTGTTTCCAAGATTCGAGCGCGAGGGCACAGCACAGAGACGACCAAAGAAACCATGCTCATGCCTCTGGCCGACGCTGGTGTAGCGGTACAGGATGTCAACGCCTTCTGGATGCATCAGCCGTTCACGCTGGAACTGCCGACGTTCAACGGACGCACGCTTGCCGGAAACTGTGACCTGTGCTTCTTGAAGCCAACCCAGCAGGTCATGAGCCTGATCGCGGAGCGGCCCGAGCGAGTCGTGTTCTGGGCCAAGATGGAGGCGCTGGCGCTGGCGTCTAAGCCTGACGGCGCGGTTTTCCGCAAAGACCGCCCCAGCTACGCCAAGATGGCCGAATTCGCCGCCAAACAGCGCGACATGTTCGATCCAGACGAAGAGGCCATCGCGTGCTTCTGCGGGGACTGACCGTGAGCGACCACCAGCCCGCGCACTCACCACGCGACACGTACCGGGCCTCGGCGTGCGATGGTAAGGTCAGTTTTTCATCGTTCACTCAGGCCCAGCTCGTCGCCGTGCGCGGCACCAGGCGCGGCAAGTCTCGGCAGGTGTACCACTGCACTTTCTGCCATCATTTTCACCTCGGGCGCAGGCCCATCAACCAGCGGCCACGCCGCAGAGAGACGATAGATGACGACGTATGAGAACGCGAATCGTGGCATTCTTGCCCGCAACGACAAGCAGGGCAACGAAGCCAGGCCGGATTACCGGGGGTCCATCAACGTGGCCGGCGTCGACTACTGGCTCTCGGCCTGGATCAGAGAGGGCCGCGAGGGCACGAAACTCGAGGGGCAGAAGTACATGTCTCTGAGCGTTCAGCCCAAAGACGCCCAGCCGGCGTATGCGCCTGCGCCGGCTCCTGTGACCGCACCGGCACCGGCCGCACCTCGTCGGCCGTCTCAGGCCGAGCAGGACGCTCGTGCCATCGCGGAGCGCAGGGCTCGGGAGGCTGCGCCGAGGCCGGTAAGCGGCACGGGGTTCGATGACATGCCTGACGATCTGGCGTTCTGACGCTTGACGACCGCCCGCATGAGCGGGCTATACTGACCACCCCATCAACCTGCGCCACCCGGATGCGTCCGGCTGGCTCTAGGACACAACATGCCACTCTGCACGCATGACGGCGAGCGTCGCTACACGCGGCGCGTCTTCGCCAACGGAACCGTTCACATCTGCATTCAATGCATGGACTGCCTTGAGGTAGTCCTATCACCTCGGCACCAGAACAGGCCGTGGATACGGTTGGACGAGGTGCCACCTGGACGCGTGATCCATGAGTGGGTCGAGCCGCAGAACTCCCAGCAGGGGGGGTTGTTCTGATGGCCACCACTGCAGACTACGCTGCCGCTTATGTGCGCAAGTACGGCCTCGCTTTGGTTCCGCTGCCGCCCAAAACCAAGCGGCCACTGAAGAAAGACTGGGGGCTCAAGGACTGTTTGACCACGCCAGAAACGGCGCGAAAGTATTACGAACAGCATCCGACATGGAACATCGGCGTTGCGCTTGGCCCATCGGGGCTGGTGACCTTAGACGTTGACAACGTGGAGGCGATGCAGATCCTGTGCGATGAGTTTGGATGGGATCTCGAGACGCTGCGGCAGCAGGTGCCGACCGTGCAGGGCAAGGCCCCGAACTACCGGATGCTGTTCCGTGTGCCGGAGGGCATGGAATTCCACCGGAAGTCGATTGCGTGGCCGAACAAGCTAGACCCTGACGGGACAATTCACAGCAGCATCATTGAAAAAGCGATTGCCGCAGAGGCCGCGGGAGATTTGCAAGAGGGAAAGAGGATTCGAGACATTGAGGCTGAGCCTTACAGGCGCATCACCGTCTTCGAGATTCGCGGCGCAGTCGATGAGCAAGTGCAAGACGTTCTGCCGCCCAGCATTCATCCAAAGACAGACCAGCCGTACATCTGGCTGACGAAGCCCAACGGTGCGATCCCTGAGCCACCCGCGTGGCTGCTGGCAGTCTGGAAAAACTGGGACGCTCTCAAGCCGCAGCTGCAGGGCCTGTGCCCGTGGGCGGTTCAGCGGCCGACACCGAAGCCTCCGAAAACGCGCCGGCCTGCCAACGATACCACGCCAAGCGTGATCGACGCATACGATCAAGAGAACTCTATCGAATCAGCACTGACGCGCTACGGATACCGGCCGCAGGGTAAGCGGTGGCTGTCTCCGCACTCGAGCACCGGCCTGGCCGGCGTCGTGATCTTCGACGGCAAGGCGTGGGTACACCACGCAAGCGACCCGCTGTGCAGCGATGAATCTGGGCAGCTCGTGGGTGCGTTCGATCTGTTCCGCTACTACGAGCACGGTGGAGACATCAGCAAGGCTGTCAAAGCCGCCGCCGAATCGCTCGGGATGAAACTGCCGCCTCGAGCGCGCGTGGCACAGTCTGCTGTGCGGGCTATTGCCGCGCCGGTTGCAGCCGTTAGCCGACAAGAGACGCCGTTAGCCGCCGGAAATGGCGAAGTGATCGATTCAGCAACCGGCGAGATCACAGCCATCACCGACCCGCTACCAGACGAGTACCGGGGCCGTCCACTGGGCACGGTCGAGAACCTGACCGAAATCTGCCGCAGGCTGGGGGTGATCGTGCGGTACAACGTGATCAGCAAGGAGGAGGAGCTTCTCATCCCGAACCAAGCGTTCTCGCTGGACAACCGCGCCAACGCTTCGCTTGCGTGGCTGATGTCGTGGTGCGAGCGCCTGCGCATGCCGACCGGCAAGGTGGGAGATTACGTCACCTACATGGCCGACCAGAACCTGCACAACCCGGTGGCGAACTGGATCACGAGCCAGCCCTGGGACGGACAGAGCAGGTTGCAGGATCTCTACGATACGGTGGCCGCCGAAGGCGACGAGAACCTCAAGAACACCATCCTGCGCCGCTGGCTGATCTCGGCCGTAGCCGCCGCGTTCAACCCGGAAGGCGTGTCGGCACACGGCGTGCTTGTGTTCCAGGGCGCGCAGTACATGGGCAAGACGGCATGGTTCAAGCGCTTGGTGCCGCCTGAACTGCGCCACGTTCTGCAGGACGGGATGATGCTCAGGGCAGACGACCGCGACAGCGTGAAACAGATCGTCAGCCATTGGATCGTGGAACTCGGAGAACTCGACGCGACGTTTCGGAAATCAGATATTGCCCAGCTCAAGGCGTTTCTGACACGGGACAAAGATATTCTCCGCAGGGCATATGCGCGGCGGGAATCTGAATTCGCACGCAGGACAGTATTCTTCGCCAGCGTCAACCCGAAAGAGTTTCTCCACGACCAGACCGGCAACCGCAGATTCTGGGTTATCGAGTGCAAATCCCTCGAGTATGACCACGGCATCAACATGCAGCAGCTGTGGGCCGAGGTGCTGACGCTGTACCGGGCCGGCGAGCCGTGGGTGCTGCAGGCCGAGGAGCACCAGACGCTCGAGGAGAACAACAAGTCTTACGAGGTCATCGACCCAATCGAGGAACTCATCGCGTCCGGCCTTCGATGGAACGAACCGCCTGCCGCATGGCGCTGGAGGTCGGCAACGGAGGTTCTGATCGAACTCGGCAGGGACACTTGTTCGCAAGCGGAGGCCACGCGCGCAGCTCATCTGATCCGGCAGCGCAACGGAGGGATGAGCCGAAAGACGAACGGCGGGCGAACTTTGCTCGCTCCAGAGCCTTGGGGAAGCCGAAACCGTCCCTAGTGTCCCTGTAGTGTCCCTGTATTTTTTCCCTCGTAAAAGGGACAGTAGGGACAGTAGGGACACTTATATAGAAGAAGATGAAATGATAAGAGAGAGAGCAAGTGACACGTAAGAAGCGCGTAAGGATGCGCAAGCGTGAACACGCGAGGGTAATATAGGAAACCGGCGTCCCTGGTGTCCCTGTGTCCCTGAGTGGTCACTAACGTGAGCGGACGCTAACTTAGCAGAGGAAAGACCATGAGAACGAAGCCCGGAAGCCCAGAGCGCGCAAAGCAGGCCGATGCCGTCCTGGCGAACATGGAAGCCGGCATGAGCTGCTGGAAGGCGTGCGAGAAGGCGGGCGTGAAGAACAGTACGTTCCTGCTGTGGGTGAGTCAGGATTCGGCGCTGGCTGAGAAGTACGCACACGCACGCGAGAATTTCATCGAGAAAATCGCGGCCGACCTGATGGATATATCCGACCAAGACCCGGAAATTGTCGATGGCAAAAAGGATTGGGCCGCAATCCAGAAGCACAAACTGCAGGTAGATACTCGCAAGTGGCTGTTGTCGAAACTCGCGCCGAAGAAATATGGCGATACCCTGAAACTCGCAGGCCACGACGGCGGCGCGGTGAAACTCATTGCGCAGAATGACGACGAAAAACTCTGAGCGCGTCTGATGGCATTCCAGCTAACCGCCCGC